GTGCGTGAACAGCACTCTGCTATCGCTGCTGGTGTTGGCATTGAGATGTCGCAAGAAGGCGACAAGTGGATGCTCAAGTCCGAGGTCGTCGACCCCGTGACCGCCACCAAGGTTCGCAAGGGTGTCCTCAAGGGCTACTCCATTGGCATCAAGAACGCTCGGGTGATGAAGTCAGATGACGCTCCCAACGGAACAATCGTGTCGGGGGACATCGTGGAAATCTCGCTTGTCGATCGACCGGCCAACCCGTCGGCCCGTATCGAGGTCGCCAAATCCGTGAACGGAGAACTTACCTTGTCAAACATCGAGAAGGACAGCGTGTCCACCGAGGACGTGGTGGAGAACGCCATCGAAACGCCCATCGTCGAAAACGAACCCTTTGACCAGTTCCTGCCCTGTGAGGCTTGCTCTGGCACCGGACAGATCCACACCGACGACAACGTTTGGCACGACTGCGACAAGTGCAACGGCACCGGCAAGGGCGAACCCGAGCCTGTCTACGACAGCGCATCGCACCCGGGCGCAGACGAACTTGAGACCGCCCTCGACGAGAAGGAAGTGGACGCTGACGTTGCCAAGCGTGAGTTCACTGACGCAGAGCGCAAGGAAGCCGCCGAGAGTGGCGCTGCGTTGCCTGACGGTTCCTACCCCATCAAGACGGTTGCCGACCTCAAGAACGCCATCCAGTCCTTCGGTCGGGCAAAAGACCCAGCCAAGGTCAAGGCTCACATCAAGGCCCGTGCTAAGGCGCTCGGCAAGGAAAGCCTCATCCCTGACAACTGGAAGGGCGCTGACGCTGACTTGGAGAAGGCCGGCGAAGGCATGGAACACGACCCGGCTGAACTCGCCGCCGTCCGTGCTGGCCTCATTGCTCTCATCAAGGCAGAACTCGACGAGATGCTGGCTGGTGAGGAAAACGAAATCTGCGACGTGAGCGAACTGCTTTGCACGTTGTCAATGTTCCTCGACTGGTGGACGAACGAAGCCAGCGAGAACGAAACCGAAGCACCCTTCACCGGCTGGGACAACTCAACCGACGACTCATCAGGAGATGACATGGCTTACATCGGACTCGGCGTTTCTGCCGACCTCATCAAGTCTGCGACAGCAACCGACGCTACGGACGAGATCCGTGCGGAACTTCGCAGCGAAATCGTAAAGGCCCTCGGCCTCGACGACACCACCACCAAGGCTGCACTCGGTGAAGCGAAAGAGGAGATTGAACTCCTAAAGGCTGAACTGTCTGCTGTTAAGGAGATGGCTGCACCCGGAGGCCCAGCCCTCCGTCAGACCCAGAACCAAGCCCTCAAGTCCTCACAGGTTGACCAGCTTCGCAGCGAGGCAGCCAAGTGGAGCCAGATGGCCCGGACTGTGACTGACCCTTCACTCAAGGCCGCCTACAGCGAGAAGGCGCTCAAGATTGAGCGTGACGCTGAAGCATTGGCTAAGAGCCTCTAACCCAACTATCCGTAAAGGAACCAAACATGGCGCTTTCAACAGCACCTTCAATTAACGAGCTTTTCGGCGGTCTGCCGGAGAGCCAGCGTCTCGACCGTTTCGAGGCGTACAAGTCGGCTCTGTCGGCTTGCCAGTCCAAGGCTATTGCAGCCGCCGCCCGTGGCGAACTGTCCTTCGAAAAGGGCGTTGGCGCTATCAAGTCCGGCCAAGCCGCTTTGATGGACACGCTTGAGAAGTCCGTCTCTGCCGAGCAGTTGGCTGCCGTGCAGTCGGCTCTTGCCACGACTGACATCAACAAGGAATGGACGAACTCCAACCCTCTGTCGGGTGCGCCCTACACGAGCGTTGGTCTTACGCCCTACGACCTGCAGCCTGCGCTGGAAATGCTCGTCCCCAAGACGTTCATCCTCCGCAACAGCATCAGCCGGGTTGGCGCAGTTGGTCAGGCGTTGGAATTCCGTCAGATCCTCGGTGTGAGCAACTCACGCACGGGTTCGGTCGCCAACCTCAACACCTTCTTCAACTCGAACGCCAACACCGCCTCGTTCAACGGCGTGTCGCTGAACCGTCCGAACCTCATCTCCTACACCGCTGACCGTGTGGTCAAGTCGTTCGTGGAGCAGGGTATCTCGGACAGCGTGAGCCTTCAGGCCCAGTACGCTGCACAGGGTTACACCGACCTTCGTCAGTTGAGCCACACCTCGGCTTTGTGGTCACACATGCTCGGTGAAGAAAACAACATGCTGAACGCTGTTTCGACGGCTCTGAACGTCTCGGGCGTTTCGGTTGTTGCGGCTACGGACAGTTCAGTCACCGGCTCGGGCTTGCCCTCGCTGACCTCGGCTGCGGTTCTCGTGACCTTCTCGTCGGCTGCTGGTGAGTCGCAGGCTGTTTCGGCTGGCACCGTCACCGGTTCGGCTGGCGCTGGTATCAAGTTGACGACCCTCACGGGCGTACCTGCTGGCACCATCGGCATCAACATCTACGTCACCGTCTCTTCCTCGTCCTACTACAAGGGTTCGACGGTTGCGACCAACGGCATCAGCCCCACGACGTTCGTTTCCATCGGAAGCACGTCGGCTGTTCTGCCCTCGACCTCGGCTGACAACGGCTCGGTCAACGGCTACGTCTTTGGTGGTACGCAGGTTGGTACGGCTGGTTACGACGGTTTCATCTCGTCGTTCTTGACCGACGGTCAGGCTTACACCGCCGCCATCAACTCGACCCTCTCCAACACGGAGCCGGGCAAGGAGTTTCAGGACGCTTTCGTGAGCCTGTTCAACTCCGTGCAGGCTGACCCCGACTGGATCTTGACGACTGCGGCTATTCGCCGTGAGTTGGCTAAGACCATCCAGCAGCAGGGTTCGCCCACTGGTTACCGCCTCAACTGGGAGACCGGCGCTGACGGCATCACCATCGGCTCGACCGTCACGTCCATCGCTAACGAAGCGACTGGCAAGATGGTTGACGTGATGGCTCACCGCTTCATGCCGGCTGGTGTTGCGATCGTTCACTCGACGCAGCTCCCCTTCCCGGACTCGGGCGTAAGCACCACCGTCACCGCCAACAACGTGGTTGACACCATGGTCATCGAATGGCCCACCATCGGCATGAGCTACGACCTGTCAACGTACACCTACGGTACGCTGGCGTTCCACGCTCCTGCTTGGTCGGGCGTTCTGACCGGCATCCTCTAAACACAGAGGACAACATCGCTCACCGTGCCTTTCCGGTGAGCCGCTAGAGGGTTGAGTCGGGCTGGGTGTTCCCCTTCGCCCAGCCTGACTCCCCTCCATTTCGACTAGGGGAATTATGACTTATTATTGTTACTGGCCTTCTACTTTCTTTTGGAGTGTTTCGTGCGCCTCGTAGGTTCTGACCGTGGACTGAAAGAGATCCAAGTCAACGAAGGCAAGCCAGTCAAGCGAGACAAGGACGGCACCTTCCACGTCGAGGGCGCTATGGCCCAGACGCTCGTCAAGTCCGGTGACTTCGCTGTCGCTGGCACGAACTTCCGCAACGCCAACGGCTATCGCTGTGGCGACTGCAACTTCGTCACCCTGTTCCGTGACAAGTGCAAGTGCGGCTCAACCAACCTGACCCCAGAGGAATAACATGACCATCGTTGCCCCTTGGGTATTAGAGGAAAACAACCACACGCCCTACTGCTCGGTTCAAGAGGTTCTGAACTCTCCGACAGCAGCGAGCGTTGACTTCACCAACCTCATCCCCGACGCATCCATGAACGCCCAGTACGCCGCCGTGGATGACCTCATCGTCAAGGCTTCGGCTATGGCAGACAACTACTGCCTCGACGCTTTGGGAACGCTTTGCGCCACGACCAACACGGAGAACGGACGCTACCGCCCGAACCGCATGGGTCAGTTTGTCGTCCAGCCCTACTACTGGCCCATCCTCGAACTGCAAGCCTTCTCCTGTGGCTACGGCCCCGGTCAGGGCATGACGGCTGTTACCCTGAATGAGAACAACGTCTCCATCGAGCGCCACCAGTTCATCGTCACCAGCCAGAACGGTCTTGGCCCCTCGGTGCAGTTCGGCAACCTCAACACCGGCCTCGGTGGGTGGAACGGGATGCAGGAGCAGTTCTGTCAGTGGACGTACGTCAACGGCTTTGCTAACACCTTCTCAACGGCTGCCATGAGCGCAGGCGACACCTCCATCGAGGTCACGAACGCCACGGGCATTTACCCCGGTTCGGCGCTGACCATCTGGGACGGTGCCAAGGACGAGAACATCTACGTCGCTGACTCCTATGACGGCACCAGCCTGACGCTTCCCCTGACTGCGCCTATCAAATACAGCCACACGGTTAACACCAACGTCTCGGCTCTGCCCTCCACGGTCAAGCAAGCGGTGATCCACTTCGTCGTTGCAATGGTCAAGGAACGTGGCTCTGGCGCACTCGTCATCAACGAACTGGGCGAACCCCTTGGCGCTTCCTCACGTCAGGTCACGCAGGACTGGGACATGAGCGCCGGTTACGACCTGCTCGACACCTTCAAGCAAATCTGGGGCCGTGCCTAATGTCTCGTGAGTCGGTTCGTGGTGCCATCGTTGACTACCTAACGAACGCCAACGTCACCCTGCTCACGGACGTTCTGCCCTTCCCTCCCAAGTTGACGGTCGAGGGCGACTTCTACAACGGCAACGACCCGAACCACAAGTCGGGCTGCATCATCTTTCTTTGGATTGAGTCCGAGCGTGAGAACCGCATCGCTGTCGGTGGGGCGCACAACGGTCGCAAGTTGGTCGAATACAACTTCATCATGGACTGTTACTTCCGGTCAACCGACCCTCGAAGCGAGGACGCAGCCGCCGAGAACGAGACGTTCCTCGACTCGCTCATCGCCGCTATTCGTGCCGACCGCAACGCCGGACACCCGGGCATCATCTTTCAATGGGGTGAAGGCGCTTCATTTGGCGGCCCCGACATCGAGGTCGTTTCGTATTACCCACGTTCGCTCAATGGGGCGATGAGTGTCACGCAAACCTACAGCACAATCCGTGTTGTCGTAATGGAAGAGATTGACAGTTAATGGCTACCAGCACCACCCAGAACTTTGTGTTCAACGGATCACAAACCTTGGTCTACCCCAACCTGACCGACGCAACCGGCGCTGTCCTTGTTGCCTTTCCGGGCCAGACTTACGCCCTAGCCTTCGCCCCTGACGCTCAATGGACTGCGCCACAAGCGCCCCAGAGCGCCCCAGAAGCCGTTTCTACGGCACCTGAAGCCCCCACCGCCCCAACCACTACCACCAACTAAAGGAGCGCCTTAGATGGCCTACTTATCAGCCAATAGTTACCTCGGACTCGTTGCGGAAGTAACCCGAGGAACTTTGCCAACCGGCGCTACGCCGACCTACATCCCCGTCGCCACGCCGCAGGTTACGCCGACGCAGACCTTCCTGCGTGACGAGGCTTTCCGTGGATCGCCCGTACTTGTCTATGACGAAATTCAAGGGGTACGTCACGATGAAGTGGAATTCAAGTCATTTTTGTACGCCGACACCTTCCCCCTGTTGCTGACCGCCGTCCTCGGTGGCAACGACACGGTGACTGGCTCTGGCCCCTACGTCCACACCATCGGCCTCTACAACAACGCTGCCAACGGTAGCCAGCCTTTGTCCTACTCCATCTTGGACTTCGACGGTGCCAACTACTTCACCATGACCGGCGCACAGGCCGACCAAATCGCCATCACCTTTGGCGCAGAGGCGGCGGCTGACGGCACCATCAAGTTCATGTCGAACCCCTACACGTCCTACACGACCGCCCCGGCTCCCTTCACCAGCCTGTCGCTCTCGACGGAACACATGATCCCTGCGTGGGACACCACCATCGTTGTCGGCGGCACGACCTTCAACTACATCTCGACGGGTGAGTTGACCTTGGCTCGCAAGACCCAGCCCATCTTCACCATGGGACAGCAGGCTCCGCACACGAACTTCGCTGGCCCCATCGAGGTCACGGGCAAGTTCACCGCAGTCGTGGACTCGACGAGCGACTCATGGTCGACCGGCACGGGTGCCACCGCCTTGACTCGTGCGCCCCAGACGATGACCATCACGCTCACCGACCCCAACGACGCAACGAGCGGAACGCAGCACAGCATCGAGTTCCAAATGAGCCAAGTGCAGTTCATGAACCCGAAGCGCACCACCTCGAAGGAGTACACGGAAATCGAGGTCGAGTTCACGGCAGTCGCCAACACGACCGACGCTGTTTCGGGCTACGCTCCTATCAAGACCATCACGACCAACGGCATCTCGACCGCTTACCAAACCGCTCACTAACAACTAAAGAAGGGGAACCATGCCTGCGATTAACCTGCCAAACGGTGCATCTGCCATCATCAAGACCAAGGACGAAGTGAGCGAGCGAACAACTCGCCAAATCTCCCGGGCGTACATGAAGGCGGCTGGCACGGCTGCGAAGTTGTCCAACCTTGGCTTCAACGAGAAAGACCCGACAACGTGGTCGGTGTTTGCTGAAATCTCGGACGAGGATCAGGCCAACCTCGACGGCTACCAAGCGGCGTTAATCGTGGGCATGGTCAAGTCGTGGTCACTCGGGGAACTACCCACCGAGGACACAGCCCTTGACTTACCCAAGGCGACGTTCGACGAACTGTCTGACGCTTGCGCCAAGGAGTTCAACGGCTCCACAGACTTCGGGCCAGACATTGACCCAAAAGCGGATACCGCCGACTCGCAAAACTAAGGGAAACCCTCAAGGGCAAAGACGCTGACGTTGATGCCGAGGCGTTGAGTTACTTTCGGGAGTATCGCTTTCGCAAGGCGTTCGGCGGTTCGCACGAGGACTACCTAAACCAGCCCCGGGAAGTTACCGAGTGGCTGATGGCTATTGACAACATGGTTGGAGAACTCCGTGGCTGACATTGTGGTTGAGGGCATCCCCGAGTTTGACAAGATGCTTGCCACCTTCGTCGTGGACTCCGACCTCGCCGCTCGAAACATCGTCACCAAGGGCGCACTCATTATCGAGCGCAACGCCAAGTTGGAGTTCCGAGGCCGCCCCGCTGGATCACAACGCACCTCTAAAAAGACCGGGCGTGTCTACTACGCAGGCGCACCCAAGTTCCCTGCCGCACCACCCCAGCCGACCAACCGCACCGGCAACCTGCAAGCCTCTATTCGGATGCAGAAGGT